CCGATATATAACTACAAACATACAAATACCAATAACTATAGATACATCTAATTAACTAACTAACTAACTAACTAACCTACTAACTAACTAACTAACTAATCATTACTATTAATTGATTAACTAATTAAGTAATTAAGTAATTAGCCATTAAGTACTATTACTAATTAATAATCATTAAGTAAGTAAGTAATTTAATAATTGATTATAATAAGATAAGATAAGATTAATAATCAATAGTATTTTAATTATTAAATTAGAGTAATCAATCACGATAGTGATTGTTTAATGTGGGGGGCTTGGGGGGAGTTTGATTGTTTTTATTGTAATAATTCTTCTCCCCCCTCATTTGATTATTTTTTATTAATCATTTAAATGCGTTTTAAGAGGGTGTTATTATTAGTAGTGTTATTATACTATGAATTGATTAGGATTGATTGTGGGGCATTCTGGTGTAATTTAGAGGGTATTTATTATTTTAGTAATAATTCTTCTGCCCCAAACCCTTTGTTTTTTTATTGTATTCTATTGTATCATATTTTAGTAATAATTCTTTTCCGCCGATTGTTTTTTGTAATCATCATTGTATTGTAATAGTCTTATTGTAATTCATTTGTATTGTAATAGTCTTTTATTACTTATTGTATTCATTATTAATTTTATTCTGCCCCCGACTTTTGGATTTTTTTTATTGAATTAGTTATTAAATTAATTAGTGTTTATTGTATTGTTTTATTGTTTTATTATACTTTATGTTATGTAAGTTGATTTGATTTAATACTATTTGTAATATTACTTTTTAAGGTGGTGGTAAATTGAGTGAAGAAGTTAAAAAGAAAAGAGGTCGTAAGAAGAAAGCTTTAGCTGAAACTAATAAAGCTCCGCCTGCGCCCTTGACTGATGCTGACTACTATCATCTTGATAAGATTCTTGGACTTAACACTAAGTTTAATATTATTTGGGGACAACGTAGTAATGGTAAAACTTATGCTGTTACTAAGTATGCTCTTGAAAGATTTAGGGATAAAGGGCATACGTTTGTTTATGTTAGAAGATGGCGTGATGATGTTAAAGTTTCTGACATGGATAAGTTACTTGATGGTGATGTTATTCGTGAAATATTTGGCGAGACTATGGCGGTTAAATACTGGCGTGGTGCTTTTAAGCTTTATGATACTAGTGAAGATAGTGACTTTGACCCAATAATAATTGGATGGGCGATAAGTCTTAATAATGTACATCATACTAAATCTCAAAGATTTCCTAATTGTAAAACAATAATTCTTGATGAATTTTTACCCCGTGACGGCGAGAGAGTTATTAAAGATGAATTTGATGCTTGGGAACAAACATTAAGTACTGTTTTAAGAACTTCTAATGATTATAAAGTATTTCTTGTCGGAAATAGTATTACTCGTTATAGTCCTTATTTTACCGCCTATGGCATTGATGTTAATAAGGTTGAACAGGGTAGTGTGTTTAGTGTTAAAGTTCTTAATGCTAAACAAGAACCTATTACTGTTGGTGTTGAATGGGTAAAGACTAATGAAAAGATAGCAGAGCGTACTGCTGATTATATTGTTGGTAGTAAAATGGCTGTTAGTGGTGAATGGGATATTAAGAATGTTGCTAATATTCCGCACTGTGAGGGCGAGATTGCTAAAGAGCAAAAGCTTTGTACTTTTTATGATGATAAACAATGTGTTATTGTTGGAATCTTTGTCCGTAAGTCTGTATGGACAACTCTTGAAAATGTTTATGGTATTCTTACTCCAAAGAAACATCATAGAGAGTTTTTAGTAATAAGACAGACTGATAAAGCTTCAAGTTATTACCATTTAACTCTTGTAAAAGATTTAAAGTATACAACTTATACTGACTGTAAATTAATGCTTGAATCTATTAAAGATGGTACTGGCATTGATATTATTAATGAGCTTAAAATGGGCAGAGTATTTAGTTCTGATATGTACGTTGCGGACTTCTTCTACCATACTTACTTAGCGTATGATAAGGTTGGTATTAGAGAATTAATTTAAGTTAAAAAAGTTTGTTATATAAATTATTAAGAAAGGTGAGTTGTTAATGTTAAAGATTAATGATTTAATCACATTTGCTAAAGCAGGCTATACGCCCAAACAAGTCAAACAGATTAAAGAATACATGACTTCTGTTGAAAAGCCAGAAGATGTGTTTGAATTTGTTAAGGCAGGGTGGAAACCTGAAGACATTCAAGAACTTATTACTACTGATGCTACTGCAGAGAGTATAGAAGCTAAAGTAGAAGATAAAGTTGATACATCCACAGACCCACTTGAAGCGTTAAAGTCGCTTCTTGATGATTAATTAAAAGGAGTTGTTTATTTATGAGTGCTTTTAAAGTAAAAGATGCTTGTGCTGTAATGAACAGTCTTGCAAGACAGATTACAGGACAAACAGACCTAACGGCTGTAGACCATAATAGTTTTATTGATGTTGGTTCTACTGTCCTTACCGCCGGAACTGAGAATGTTCTTAATGCCATTGCTAAAACCATTGCTTATGTTGTTGTAGCTTCAAGACCATATAAAGGTTCTTTTAGTCTTATTAATGCAACAGATAGCATTTGGAATACAAGAATTGGTAAGATTAGTTTCTACTCTCAGGATAATAGTCAGAGTGGTGCATTTAACTTAGGTACTTCCGGTGATGATGTTATTAATATTGCTACTGGTAATACTGACACATCCGGTGTTGGTTCTATGTGGGAACAGAATTTACCAAAGGTTGCAGAAGTATTCTTCCTTGCAGAATCCGCATGGGACAAGTTCTATACCACACCTCTTGTACAGCTACAGTCTGCTTTCAATGATGAAGCTACATTCATTAAGTTTATGAATGGTGTTATTACAGAGGTTGAGAATGATATTGAATCTACTCTTGAAGCTCGTAACCGTGCTATAGTAGCTGACCGTATTGCAGGTACTATTCAGAAAGCTACTGCTGTTAGTCCAACACTTACAGAGTGTGCAGTTGACCTTGTAGCTCTTTACAATGAGAAGTTTGAAGCATCTGAATCAAAGTATGACATTCTTACTGATAATGCTAAATTAACTAAGCTTTATGAGATAATGGCTACTCGATTTAAGATTGATTCAGATAGACTTACTGAGCGTTCTGCTCTTTATCATGACCCTAAGACAATTTCTGCTACAGAATCTACTCCGGCGTATAACATTCTCCGTCATACTCCAAAGGATAGACAGAGATTTATTTACAACTCAGAGTTCTTTGCAGAAGCTGAGGCTCGTGTACTTCCTGCAATCTTCAATCCTGATTACCTTGATATGAAACAGGGCGAGGGCGTAACTTATTGGCAGTCTACAAAACCAGGTAGTCGTATGTCAATTGCTTGTAAGCCTGCTGGCTCTGAAACTGCTATTACAGTAAATCATGTAGTTGGTATGCTTTTCGATGAAGATGCTCTTATGACAATTAATCAGTTTACAGGCGCATATACAACACCAGTTAACGCAAGACACCTTTACACTAATACATTCTATCACTACAAGTTTGGTGCTGTTAATGACTACACTGAAAATGCTATAGTATATTACCTCGGTAATGGTGTTGAAAAGACACTTACTGCTACAGGTGATGGTACTAAAACAACATTCGCTCCTCAGACTGGCGCAGTTCATGAAATTATTAGCGTAACTGTTGGTGGTACTGCTGTAACTACTGGATTTAGCATTGTAAATGGTGCTGTAGTATTTACAACTGCTCCTGCTGACAACGCATCAATCTCTATCAAGTACATTTAATAAGGAGTGTTACCTATGCCTTATAGTGATTCTCATTTTGAACAACTTTGCAAGGCATTAGGAATACCAGAAGACTTTTGGTCTAAGAAATCAGTTGAATACCGTTATTGGTTTAGGAGTCTGCTTCAAAAAGTGGACTCCTCACTGATATTCAAAGGAATCCCTGAAACATGGTCAGAGGATTTTTACAAATTCTGTCTATGGTATTTCGGCTTTGTATCAGTTTTTAATACAGAACGTTGGGGAACAGCTTTTCAGCCGGTTACTATAAGTGGCTATGATTTTTACTATCAGCCTACAAAAGCTTTAGTAGCTAACCCATTATATCAAAAGGAACTTACTATACACAAAGACTGTGAATTAATTAAGCTAACACCTGACTTTAGGGGCATATGGGACATTATTAATCAGTATGCTACTAAGTTAGCTAATTTAAGCATTTCAATTGATATGGGAATTGAGAACGCTAAAGTTCCTATGATTTTTAATGCACGAAATCAAGCACAAGCTGAGACATTAAAAAGAATCCATAATAAAGTTACTAATGGTGAATCTTTAATTGTTTATGATAATACTGATGATGAATTTGATGAAGTAATTCCTATTAAAGAGGGGTTTGAGAATTGGACGAATGATTTTAAATCAACGTACATAGTAACAAATCTTTTACAGGATATGCAAACCATTCTTAATCAGTTTTACATGGAAATAGGACTTCCTACTACAATTGAAAAGAAAACTCACATTCTTAATAGTGAAGCCGACTTCCAATCTGCACAATCACAAGCAAGATTAGCTTGTTGGGTACAATCACTTAATGAGAGTTATAATCTTGTTAATAAGAGGTTTGGAATGGAGTTAAGTGTGGATTTTGCAAACATGGATGATGATACTGTTGGGGATAATACAGAGAGTATAACAGAAGATGAACAGCCTAAAGGCTTTAAGAAGCTTTTTAAAAGGGGTGAGTAATTAATGCGTAAGTTTATTACGGTAGGTGAGTATTTAGAACTTGCTGTAAAGTATGATAATGAAGATACTACTGTAGCAACTAAAGAAGGAACTACTGAAACAGTTCCTAATTGGATGACACCTTTTGCTAATGTTTACCCTTTGTTTAATGATGCTAACAAGAATGTTTATGATGATACTAAGTATCTTCTTAAAAAGTTTAACTACTTAAAAGACTTTGTTACCGACACTCTTATTTATGAGCGTGAGAATATGGAGATTGCTTTCCCTTATTTAAAGGGGGCGAAACGTGCCTATTCTGCCAATGATGGGTTTATTACCAATGTAACAGAGGAACAAGCTTATTTCTTACTTAAAGAAAGAATTACTAATGTTTTAGATAAGTGGGTAGGCTGTAATTACAATAGTGTACTTAGAACATTTAGTGCGCTTGAACTTGATTATAACCCTATTGAAAACTACAATAGAGAAGAAACACCTAATGGAACTAAATCTACTTCTCGTACTATGAACACAGATAGTGTTGATTTTATTGAAGTGGATGCTCCTGCAACACAGCTTTCTATAACAAAAGATGAAACTACTCATAAGTGGGGGATTAATGAGCTTAGTGTTAGTGATACTAAATCTATTAAAGAAGTTAGTGCAGGTGGTTCTGCTGTTAATACAAGAGAGGGTAAGGTTGCAGGTGATGTTTCTATTACGCCATCAGGAAGTCCTGTTACTACAGACATTTCAATTCCAGAAAATAACGGAGATGTGCCTGAAAGACTTAATAAGATTACTACATTTGAAAATACTGCTACACTAAGAAATCTTGATTCTTCCGAGAGTTCCGGCGATACCGCACAAACTTCTAAACAAGCTTTAGAGAATACCAGAGAACTTAGTGCTAATGTTCATTTAAGAATGGGTTCTCCTGAAGCAGGATGGACAGAAACAGAATCTTATAATGATTACAACACTATTACAAAAGGTAATATTGGTGTTACTACTACTCAACAAATGATTGACCAAGAGATTAAATTAAGAAGTAAGCACATTGTTGATAAGTTTGTAAGGGATTTGTATTCTAACATTCTTATTACAATATGGTAAATTAAAATGACCCATGCAATAGTGTGGGTCATAAGTTTAGAGGTGATATTGTGAGTTTACACGTTACGTTTTATAATAATACAAGTGATTCTAAAGTAATGAATAAGAACATTTCCCCTATTGTTTTATCGGGCGAGAGTACTATTGTTGCAGAGTTAACACCAACACAAGCCGTAGGCGTATTAAATCCAGTATTAATAATAAATTATAGACCACAATTAATAGGAGCTAACTACTGTAAGATTAATGAATACAATAGATACTACTACTGCACGTTTGCAACTGATACTGGTGGTCGTATGGTAGTATCTTGTAAGGTAGACCCTTTAATGAGTTTTAGAGAATCAATCGGAGAGTGTAAAATAAACGTTGTTAGAAATAGTGTAAAACCTTCTTATGTAGCTGATTCAAGTCTTCCAATAGACCCTAACCGTTATTATACAGAGGGTATAAAATTCCCATTTACAAAGTTTACAAATCATGAGTTAGAAGAAGGCTATCCGTTTATATTAATGGTGAGGTGATTATATGGTAAATGAAACATTATGGGGTAGTAAAAGTTCATGGGTATCTTATGATAATGGTGTGACTTTTTCTCCTGCAACAAATAAGGAAAACTACACCTTTGCGTATGGGCGTAATGGTGCAAATCCTCCTACACAACTTCCAGAGGGTGAGAAGTTTGATTTGTCATGCGCTCCGTGGGGCATTGGTGGCGATAGTTTACTATGTAAACTATCTTATATGCTTCCAGTATGGGATTCAAGTAAACCAGAAGCAGAACAGGGAATTGAAGTAAGACCAGTAGACCCAGACGGATATGGCAAGCCAAAGCCTTTAATTCTTACTGGCAATCGTCAGTGTACTGTACCTGGAACTGTTCTCAACTACTCGCTTGGACAGCAAAGTGGACGTATTGAATTAGTTGACTCTTATAAACCAGAGTTCACACCATCTTATAATCCTTACTCAGACTATTCTTTCTGGACACAGAACGTTATCTGTAATTTCGACTATAGTAAAATTCTGGTCGTCCCTTATATTATGACAACAGCCGGTGACAGCTATAGTGCATCCGACATTAGTAGCGATGAAAATTTCTGGTACTGGACAATGGACCAAGTTCTCAATCGTTGGGATGAAATTGAAGGAAAGAAAGCAATTAAAGGTTTACTCTTAAACGTGTATGTTGGCTCGGCAGGTTCACGTACAGCTCAAGGTGGTAATTTCCAGTTTAATGTACCACAGCTTTATCCAAAGGTTGAAATAATTGGTTCAAACTGGGGACAGAATCCTAAACCATCAGTTGATACTACAACTCTTATTTCAAATGGATGGATGCCAACTGGTATGTGGGGCGGTACTAATAATAAGGGTTTAATAAGGTCAAATTCTTTCGGAGCTATGCATTACTACAATGACTTAACAGACTGGCAAAAAGCATTACAGTGGTGGAGTTGGCATGGCAATCCAGTTTCTTATATGGATGATAACTGGACTATATATCAGCAAAATCCTGCGGATAGTGGAGATAAAGTTGTTCGACCAATTTTCAACTATGAAGGCAAAACAGCACAGCAAGTAGTAGACTATTTCTTAAAACAAGTTGCACTACTTGGATTCCCATTTGCTATTGACCCTAACGATAGTCAAGGCGAGATTGGTAGTAATAACTCAATTTGTTTACCATTATTTTCTAATGATGGTATTACAACAGGAGAGTATGTACAGGGTATTGACTGTAGAAATGTTCCTAACTTTGCTTGGAGAGATAACGTATGGACAAAGAATAAGTACGACCCAAATAAAGACCCAGAGGACGATGATAAGGGTGACTTAAACAACTATGGTCGTTGGAATATGTTTAATACAGGACTTACAACATATGCTATGACATATCAAGACCTAATGCTACTAATGGCAAGACTAAATACGCTATACACTAATGACCCAGACGGAGTAGAGAAATTACAGCGAGACTTTGAGGGTTCTAACCCAGGTGATTACATAGTAGGTGCATACGCAACAGTCTGTGATTTAGAAGTGTCTAATACTACAAGTACAGTAAAGATTGGTCCAGTAGAATTTACAGGACATGATGTTCATACCGTAGTACATGGCAGTAATGGTCATTTTGATTGTGGAAGTGTTAAACTAATACCTAACTTCTATGATTTTAGAGACTTTGAACCTTATACAACCGTAGAACTTTATTTACCTCTATGTGGTACTGTTAAACTTGATATACCATTCTTTATGGGGCATGAAGTTAATGTACAATATTGGTACGATTATGCTACTATGAGTTGTACGGCGGCAATTTATCGTGACAGTACTACATTATATAAGACAGTTAACGGCGCAATTGGCGCACAAATACCTATTTCAGCTTTGAGAATGGGTGATTATCAGAATAGTATTAATATGCTTAAACTTAATGACAAGCAACTTGAAGACCAGTTATGGGTTAATACTGCAAAATTTCTGACATCACTCGTAGGTACAGGACTTGCTTTGGGACTTGCCCCTGAAACAGGAGGTTTAAGTATGCTACCAGCAATGGGGGCATTGGCATCTGTATCAAGTGTTTCATCACTTATGTCATCAGGAGCTTCACTAGCTAATAATCATAGCAAAATACAATATCAACTTGAACATTCTACTCCTGGAATATCATCCACAGGATGTGCTGACCCACAAAATGCATTTAGTGTAGGCTCTATGTACCCATTCTTATTTATTAAAAGAGCTAAAATGCTTGATAATTATGATAAGAACATTTACGGAGATACAGTAGGATTTGCTTGCTGTTATCAATCTTATGTAAAAGATGAAAGTGGTCTTATTGTAGCATCTGATATTAAATGTGACGGACTTAGTGGCGCAACACTTGAAGAAATTAATATGATAAAAACAGATTTCGCAAATGGTGTTATAGTATAATAACAAAAAGTACTTGACAAATAAGAGGAAATATGGTACAATAATATTGTTCCCAAAACAAATCCTACTTATCTTACTTAAATAGTCTCAGACCTATTGGTTTGGGACTATTCTTTTTTATTACAGTCTGTATAACGGTTAGCATACGATACATAGTGTGTCTTAAATCCATTAACAACATCAAATGAATAATCTCGAATGATAAATTCTCCAATTCCATTAATTAGGAGATAATCAATTAACTTATCATAATCATTATTGTATTTACGTAATAATGCATTAAGATTAACCATTAATTCATTTTTTCTAATGCCTGCAACCTTTGTTATAATACCTTTCTTAGTAAATATAATACGCTGTTTTGGTGCTAAAATAACTTGTGTTACTTCTTCTTTATATTCATCCTTCCATGTTCCTGCATCTAATTTTTCATCATTATAAAAGAAATTATTACGGCACATTGCTACTTTATTATCTTCGTTAATAAGTTCTTTAAGTCTATCCCCTTCGCCAACAATACTATCTGTATCAAAGTATTCAACATCGCCGTTTGCTTTTTTAATAATGGACATCATCTTATAACGTTGTAATGCTGTACAATGATAAGCCATATGTGGCTGAATGTAATTACGTCCTTGCGCCCAGTGATGTCTACAAAGTCCATCTGTCGTAAATTCATGCTTTTGTAAACCTTTACCATAAACAAGTTCAAGGATTTGCTTTACAACATCTCTCTTTGGGTCATTTTTATCCAATGAGTTTTTTTCATCATAAAACATTTTAAGTCTATCACGAAATTTACGATTAAGCCAACCGCCTTGACAGTAATAAAGCTCAACTCCATCTTGTTTTAGTATTTCAATAAAAGTATCTCTGCTAACCCCTAAACACTCTGTAGCAGTTAGGTAATCATAATACTCTATACCATAATCTCCTGTCTCATTATCCTTAAATAATCCATCAAATGAAGCAGGAACTTTAACATCCTTTGGGATGTGAATAAAGAACCAATCAATTGACATAAGCTCATTAAACTTACGCACACGCTCATTACTACCTAATGCCCTTCTTAGTTTGCTTGTAGGAAAATGACCATCAATTAGCATATGACTAATATAAGCAGACTTAATATCGTACTCACTTCCAAAAACCTCACGGATAGTGTCGGTAAAGTCTAATAAGCCTGCTTTATTACATCTTATTAAATCATTGTACCACTCAGTATACCAAATGTTACGAGCATGACCATAAATGTCTTGCGTTAAACACTCGCATAGTTCATCATCATAGAATAACCCCATGCTAACATAGCCATATGAATACTCCCAATCTTGTGGGCGCATTTCTTTACCAAAAGACTTAAAACAATCTTTAAGATAATTTGCCATAGTATAAGCAGGATGTTCACCAAATTCAAACTGACGTTGACTAAATCTACTAAAGTTTTTGTAAATTACCTTATTACCCTTAATTCTATTATTGGTTAAGCACCAATTAGTATCTTTTCTTTTAAGAAGTCCATTATCCTCACAAACAGTAGCTTGATAAGTGTCAGAGTATTTTGTACTCTTTGTCTCAAATAATTTACTAATAGTATTAAATGGGTGAAGAAATACACTGTGTATAACATTATCTCCACAAGATATTATTTCATTAATCTTGTCCTTAAAAGATTTTGTTCCTTCGCCATTAAAAATAGCACCATCAGCAAAGATTTCCCAAGCGTTGTTTGTGTCGTAATAACCACAAATCCATAGACCGCTATGTTCTTTCTTTACTCTTGGTGCTTTTTGTTTTGTTGTCTCCATAATAAATCCCCTTATCTTTGATTAATTTACTTTGAGGGCATTAAATACCCCCAAAGACATCTTCGCCATATACTGTTAATACACTCTCGGTTGCAACTTCTGGAGTACCCTCTTTATGTTCCATAATAAAATCCATAGCACTATCACTATCACCGTAGTTTAACGTTTGATGCATTAAATCCTTCGCTTCTCCACTAATTAATTTATCAAAAAATGATTTAGCATTTTTCTGACCTTTAACGCCAACACGTTCTTTTATATAACCTACTTTAGCTCTTGGCTTTGCATTAATTTCTCTAAGCGTTTTAAGTGTTGATTCCAGTTCTGATTTCCTTAAAGATTCATCTTTAATAGCATTAAACTTTTTAAGGCTTAAAATGCCCTTATCAATGTCAGCATAAGCACTTCTCTCAAGCAAATCACGCTTGCCTGCACTTGCTAAATTAATATTAGAAGCATCACGTACTATACTTCCAATTCGTCCTCTTGCAACAGCCTGCTCATGTTTTAACGCATCTCTTAATATTCTAAGCTCTCTGTTCATAATTTAATCTCCTTTATTATCATTAACATTCTTTAACTTCTTCACTAAACTCTTTACCCACTTAGCATCGGGGTTTATTTCTGCAAAGTTTTCTAATATACTAATAATTTCCATTAGTGCAATATACCCAAACACTATAATGCTTGCAAAAATACCAGTAATTTGAGTAAGCATAGGGTTATCATAATAAGCACCAAGCTTATTAATTAATATCTCAAACCCACAAGTGGCGGACATAATAATAATCTCAGATAACTTATGAAGTCCACCAACTCTCATTAATCTACTCTGTAACTTATTTTTAGTATATCCTTTAATAATGCCTGTAATAAAATCAGTAGTAGCGAGTAATAGTACAATCAATATCATTAATATAAATTTCATAAGAATAGTCCTTTCTAACTTTAATAATTATTTTAGTTTTGCCTTAATTAGTTCGATTATTTTAATAACGTCAAGTCCTAGATGAATTGATAAAGTGATGATTATTACTATTCGTAATATTGTTTCAGCCATTTGTAATTAACTCCTTCCTTAAATTACACATTAACTACGATTCTATTACGCTTAACTCTCTTGTAAAAATCCATAGCCTTTTTAGTTTCCTTATCATATCGGCTTACATGGTCACATTCTTTACAAATTACTTCATCATAAGTACTTCCTACAATAGTACGGTAAATATTAACCTCTGTACTACCACAGTTAAGGCACTTATAGCCGTTTGTTCTTGGTCTACTCATAAAAACTTACCACCTTTTTATTAATTAATTTGTTAATTTTATCTTAATTATGGTGTGCAGTACCGCTACATACCGACACACCACAATCAAGTTTGAAAACATAATATATTAAAGGACTATTACAATCCATATTATATCACATTAATAGTCCTTTGTCAATACCTTTGTTAACCTATGGTAACAACATCAAATCCATGAGCTGTTCCACGTCTTACCTTTACTGACCTAAATCTAATTGTTATAGGATGTTCGGCGTTAGGGCAAATACCAGACTTTAAAAGACCTAATGTAGTACGTAAAATACCATTAGCAATACTACTAATATGTCTGCCGTCATCAGTAAAGAAATGAACTACAGGCTTATTAAGGTCTTGCCCTGTAAACTTATCTGTAATATCAATTCCTGTGATTACAATATCTTCAACAACAATCTCTTGGTCAATATAATCAGAAACCTGTTCATTCTGAGAATTAAGCGCATTAAACAGTACAGTATTATCATCAGTTGTACTATATCTTATCGCCGGAAGATTATAAGCATCATCAGTACTAAAAACCTTACATAGTGCAAAAGCATCATTGTTATTCATTGTCATAATTTCGTTCATAATAAAATACCTCATTTCACTTCATTTTCACTTCATATAAGATAAGGGGAGTAAGTTGATTGCAAGGGTATGGCAGGAGAATTAAATTGAAAGGATGATTTAAAGGAGACTGCCCTCACAATCAACTTACATAACATAAAGTATAATAAAACAATAAAACAATACAATAAACACTAATTAATTTAATAACTAATTCAATAAAAAAAAATCCAAAAGTCGGGGGCAGAATAAAATTAATAATGAATACAATAAGTAATAAAAGACTATTACAATACAAATGAATTACAATAAGACTATTACAATAC